GGTGTATCCGGTCGGGGTGGCGAGTGTTCCCGCACTGGAGCGGATACGGGCCAACACCAGGATCAAATCGTTCGCGGCCCCACCTGCATACAGGGCCGGGGTGACCGCCGCATTGTCGGCGTGCGAAGCAGCACCGGCCGCGACGTAGGTGGCCGCCGTGGTGGCAATGGACGAGACGGTCACGGTCTCCTTGACTCGGGCCATGTTCCCGATGCGAATGACCGGGTCGGGGTCGAAGTCGTCCGCCGTAGTCGTCCACCGGTAGCGGTTCGGGTCGAAGTCGATCGACGTGGTCGAGTCGTTGATGGCCGCGCGGATCCGTGCGCCCTCGTCCTCGGCCAGCCGACCAACCCACTCCCCCGCATCACTGGAGGTCTCGGCGAGCAGGAAGACGCCGAATGCGTCGGCCGGCGATAGGTTGAGCGCGACCCCCCAGCTACGGGAGGAGATCCGCTCCTCGTACCCTTCGATGAAGCAGTCGATGTCGTCGGGCGGCCACTGCGACGGCGGGTTCTGAATCCGCACCTTCGAACCGAGTCGGCATGCGAGCCAGTCCTCGGTGAGGCCGGTCGACTTGCGCAGGTTGAATGCCACTGTCGGCATCCGCATCACGCCGACTTGGTGGCCGGCGGTGCCCTCGTTGACCCGCTGCGATGCCATATGCCGCAGCATCGAGTCGTCCTCGGTGCTGACGGTGTACTGACGCGGGTAGCGCTTCTCGACTGCGATCGAGGCGTCATCGGTAACCCTCGCCGAGGACCCGCCGTCGCGGATGACTTCGGCGTCGTTGACGATGTCCTGGTCATCCAGCGATGGCACGAAGCCGCCGGTCACCTCACCGGATGCAATGTCGAGAGTCAGCACCACCTCCGCGTTGTCGCGTTCCTCGTGGGCGGGAAGGTTGAGCAGGCCCGTCTGCGCGCCAAGCGTTCCAGCATCATGCATTGCTACGTTCTCGGCCTGCTCACATTCGCGTAGCAGGTTGATAAGGGTGTCGGTCCCTTGTGGACCCATCGTCAGTTCGGTGCTTGTGGACTGTTCGAAGGTATGGTTGATGCCTTCCTCTGTGCACAGCCGCTGGAACCGTGACCACGGCCATTCGCCGGCGTTGCCGAGAATGAGCGCGTCGGCGGCAAAGGTTCCGGAGAAGCCGCCGATTTCGTAGTCCGGGTCCGTGTAGACGCCGAGGTGGCCGAACGTGGCACCGTTGACACCGGCGTCGTAGACGGTCTGGAACAGCGTGCCGTTGCCGGCGGTCTGACCGGCCAGTGTTCCCGTGACACCAGTACTACCAGATGCGGTAAGTACCACAGCTTGGTAGTCGATGCCGGTGCCGTTCCTGGTCGCCGCGACTGCGAACAGTGTCGGTTGGCCATAGACATCGGCCTCGGTGAACGTGACGTTGGTCGACAGGAGCGACGTGCCAGTGGAGTCGAACACGTCGAGAACCAGGGCGCTGGTGCCCGGCGAGATGGACAGCCGCCACCGCCGCGCGGTTCCGGTGGTGGTCACGAAGGCGAGCACAGTCTGCGCCGCGGGCTCCGATGGGATGCTCTCAGCCCAGATGACCGCCCAATGATCAGTCGCAGCATAGGTGGGTATGGGAGCCGAGACAGCCGACGTAGCTGTGAAAGTCGCCAGCGACTCTGAGCCCACATACAGACTGTTGTTGGCCGAGAAGGTGACTCCGGCTACTGCAGCGTTGGCGACGCCGTCGATGGCGGCCGCCGCCGACGTTGCCCCGGACTGGTCCTCGAACGACCAGTACGCCACGGGCGCGAGCGCATCAGGGTCGTTGCCCAGCCCGATCATCCGCCGGTACCCGGCCGAGTGCAGCGGTCCGGTGGTGTCCGAGTCCCGCTGAGTCCGCCACGACCGGCCCTTGAGTACGACGTCCACAAAGGCCGCGTTGCCCGAGGTGTCCCAGCGCGGTTTTGCCTCGGCAAGGTATGCGGTCCCTCGGTGGTAGCCGTCGGTTGCGCCGACGCCGAAGCCGGTCAGCCGGATCCTCATGGGCAGGTTGCGTACGAGGTTCTCGGTATACGTCCCCGACGGCGAGGTGAACTCACCGTTGAGGTCCTTTAGCGTCAGCTCGATCTCGATCGGATCGCACGTTGACGTCCCATTGGGCCGGCCCGACTTGATGACCACCTGCTCGTCCTCGGCCACCAGACCAAGGATGGCGAGGTCCGTCCACGTCCAGTCGTCCTGGTCGCCGTCGGGGTCGGCACCGAACGCCGCATCGACCGCGATGCCGCCGCCAAGCAGGTCGCCGTCAAACGGCGTGAAGTAGGGCCGCAGCACCAGCACATAGGCGGCGCCGGCTGTCTGCGACTGGGACGCCACCGAATCGGGAAAGACAAGGGTGCCGTAAGACTCGGGCCACTGAAGGTCGCCGACCACGCCGGCGATGTCGGTGCCGGCTCCTGCGTTGGTGGATAGGTCCGTCCGCTCGTTGGTGGCGATTCCGTTGAACTCGCTGAAGGTCCATGTCGTCGCCGAACCCGATGCCGTTCGCACCGCTGCGGCGGCGGAGACGGCCATGCTCGCCGGTGTGGAACTGGTGCCGGTGATCAGCGTCGTGCTGGAGTCCAGCGTGGTGTCGGACTCGCCGCCTTGTCCACCCCCAAGCGCCGGCTCGTAGACCGGATCATCCGGGTCCACGCCGGTGTATGCGCCGACCCAACCCCAGTTGCGTAGCGAGGTGCCGAGCGTCCACGTCCACGAAGCGCCCTCAGACGACGCGATCTTCGAATACGCCCACAGGGTCACGTTCGACCCGGACGCCACCGGCGTTGACGGGACCAGATCCCATCCCGCGGGCGGAGTTATGGTCGGTGCGCCAGCCGCGGCGATGTAGGCGATGAGGCAGTCCCCGTCGGTTGTTCCCGATGGCTTGTTGACGGTTACGGCCGTGCCGGCCGTGCCGTTCGTTACGTCGCTGTCGGAGCGGAATGCGGTGGCCATTCAGCTGAACGCCCTGTCCGGCCCACCCAGGCCGCGAACCACCGCACGCAGATCAGGGAACAGCAACTTCACCAACGCCTTCGCGGCCGCGTTGCTGATGCCCTCGGTCGACACCAGCACCGCCTCGACCTGGCCACCGCCACCGCCGGCCATCTGCTGCGACTGACCGGCCGGGTACACAGTTGACCCGTACGGCAGTCGCACCAGCTCGGGGCCCCGCTCTCCCACCCATGTCATACCGCCCCGGGCGCCACCACTCGCGGCGCCCATGATGCCACCGTGGGCATGCCCCTGGTCGTAGCTGTACGGGTTCGTCACCACGTTTACGTAGATCGGATTCCGGTACAGTGCCCGGATCTCCCGATCCGTTTCTCTCGCCTGAGCAATCGCCCGCTCGGCATCGGTCATGATCGTGATGGTCGTGGTCTTGGGGATCGCGTCGAGCCGCGCCTTCACGTCTTCAAGTTGCTTTGTGTACCGCTGCGCCTCATCACGACTGAAACCCATGGCGACGAGCTGGTCCTCAAGCGATTTCTTGAACCCCGCCGTCGACTGACCAGCCTCGTCGGCCTGCACCATCAGATCCTCGTAGAGACGGACCAAATCCCGAACGGCGTCGCGGTTATCCCGCGCCGCCTGGGTGTTGCCCGTCAGCGAGGCGGCGCCCTTCTCGTGCCCCTTTTTCTGCTCCTTCACTTGGTCAGCCAGTCGCGCCAACGCATTGGCTGCCTTGTCCTGCGCCTCCTCGAACGAGAACGTCTTGTTGATGACGTCGTCGATCTCCTGGTCAAGGCGGTCAATGTCGCGGGCCGCACCAGCTGCCGTAGTACCTAGCTGTTTGGTGCTCTTTCCCGCCAGCTGCATGGCACCCGTATACTGCGGCAGTCCGGCCCGCAGGTCGTCGACCGAGATGCCGGCATCCATAGCCTGGGCGGCCAGGAAGTCAAAGGCGGCCGCAGCCTCCTGAGTTCGTCCACGCTGGACCAGTGCGGCGAGCGCCGAGTCGATGCCGGCGATGCGCTCTCGAGCCTTGGTGAGGCTCTGGTCTTGGCCGAAGTCGCCGAACATTTCGACGACGCTCGCAAGGCCGTTTCCGAACTGGGCCCAGAAGCCGCTACCAAGAGTGCCCAGGTCGTACTGCAGTTTGCTCAAGTCGGACCCGAACACCCGGGCGCCCTCGCCGGCCATCAAGTTCGATCTGCCCAGGTTGGCCAGGCTCTCCGCTAGAGCATCGACCTGAACCTGTGCCCCCTCGTCACCGACCGCCGCGTTCACCGCCAGCGCCGCAACCGAGACGCCCGTGAGGACCGTCCCGAGTCGAGCTGCCACCGTTGCCGTCTTGGCCATGCTGCGCTGGGCGAGGCTATCTGAGGCAGCCATCTTTTCCAGCGCCTCTTTGGTCGCCACCACCCGGGGCGCCATCACCAGCAGCGCCGCACCAAGTCCGGCCGCCGTTGCCGTGGCCAGGAGCGCCGGCTGCGGCAGAGAGGTGAACGCCGCCGCAACTTTGCCCGTCATCTCGGCCGCCTTGGCCATGACCGGAATGAACGCCGTGCCGATCTTCGACTTGGCCTCTTCGATCGTCGCCGTGGCGATGCGCTGACTGTTGGCCAACCCGTCTGCGGTGTCGCGAAAGTCGCCTGCGGTGTCGGCGGTCTGGTCGTAGATCAGGTTGAGCCGCGCGAGCGCCTTCTCCTGCGCCGTCAGCTGCGCGGTCGACGTCTTGTGAGTGTCGGACAGCGCCCGCGCCTCCACCGCCACCGCCGACAGCGAAACGCCGTACCGCTCCAGCGGATCCTGCTCGCCACGCAGACCAGCCTGGATCGCCACCAATGCGTCGGTCACATCGGTGTTGAACACCGACGCCATGTCGGCGGCGCGCTCGGTCAGCTTGATGGTGTGCTTGGTGACGTCATCCAGGTTCAGACCCTGGTTCTTCAGCATCGACCCCAATGGGGTCGCCATTTGGTTGAACGCCCGCGTCGACAGGCCGATCGCGTTAGCGTTCTCCTTGCCCCAGTTCTGGACCTTCTCCGACGCCGAGTCGAACACCTTGTTGACGGCGTTCACAGACTCACCCAGGTCGGACGCCGCCTTCACCGACGACTTGAAGAAATCCATCGCCCGGCGGGCGCCGGTCTGCAGCATGTCCGCGGCGAGCACACCGGCGGCGACCTCGCCGATCCGCTTGAGGGTGGTGCCGAAACCCGAGGCTTTCTTACCCGCCTCCTCGTAGGACTTCCCGGTCTCCTTGGTGGTGTCGCCCAGCTTGCGCTGCCGGCGTTCCGCCGAGTCGACCGCAGGGCCCGTGTTGTCCTTGGCACCGACAATGATTGAGATCTCGTTGGCCATCTACTCACCGCCCCCGAGTTCTTCGATGGCGAGTAGCTGCAACAGCTCTGCGTCCTCAGCCAGAAGATGACTTGGCAGGCAGTGAAACTGGCGGCACATCGTCAGAACCCACTGGGCCCAGGCGAGTTCTACTGGTGGTCGGGCAACAACACGTCCATCGGCAGCGACTCCTCCAAGGACCGCTCGCCACTGCTCGATGGACCGCCCAAAGGGGCGGGGACCCCCGCTACTGCATCCATCCAGGCCACGATGACGGCCAGGGTGAACTCGGGGTCCTGCTGCCGCAGGCCATCCACAGTAGGTGGGACCGGTTCGACAACACGACTGCCGTCCGCATCCACGATCTCGTGACCGTGTTCGTCAAGCTTGGGCCGCTCGAGGTTCCACGACACCAACATTTCGCCGAATACCTCGTGCAGTTCGTCAAGCTTCATGAGGTCCTCGGTGGTTGGCGGCCACGAGTATTGCCGGGTCGCCCATTCGGCAATCTGGCGGTAACCGGCGACGCTGGCCGACGAGGCAACAACCTCGAGGCCAGTGAACTCGCCCTCGCTCCAGACGAGGCGGTAGGTTCTGCGCTGGCGGACAAATCCCATGTCACGCCCAGGTTGGTACGACGCCGTTTGCCAGCACGCCAGGCGCGGTCCACGTCAGTGAGCCGTCCTGGCCGCGGGTGAGCGCGTAGTCGGTGAACAGTATCGTCGGTGTGCCGGACACGCCGAGCGTCTGACCGGACACGGCGATGTTGAACTCGCGGGCCACCGAGGTCGACGGCACCGTCTTGAACACGTCATGGCTGGCGTTGCTGCCGTCGTTGAAGACACCGTTGTTAGTCATCGACATGTCGGCCAGCAGCAGCAGCCGCTCCATCGCCGACTTGTCGATGCCGGTGACGTCCTGCACGCCGCGCGGGGTGACGAAACTGAAGTTCGTCACGTCGTTGCGGATATCGCGCAGGGTCCCGCCGGCATCGTCAATCGACAGCGTGGTCCAGCCGAGACCCGACTCCTTTGCCGTTGGACTCATCTCCTTAGGTTGGTAGACTCATGGTCCATGACCGTCTACGGTGGACAACATTCGGAAGAAACCAAGCAGCGAATCTCGGAAACAAAACGCCGCCAGAGCGGGCGGGGCAGCGAGGCCCTGCGCCCCCAGTTATGTGCCTGCGGGTGCGGTCAGTTCGCAGCCGTGGACGAGCGCCGTAATCGAGTCGCTCGCTTCGTGAGCGGGCACAATGCGCGAGTCGCACACCCGATGGAGGGGCGCGAACATACGCCCGAGGCGCGGGCGAAAATCAAAGAGAAGCGCCAGCTCCAGGGGCCCACACGATCTACACGTACACCGAGCGAGAGATCGCACTACTCCACCTGGCGGACTTGGATGTCAATGCTCTGGCGGGTAGACGATCCAAGCAATGCGTCGTATGCCCGCTACGGCGGCCGCGGCATCACGGTGTGCGAGCGGTGGCGTTCGTTCGACAACTTTCTAGCCGACATGGGGGCGCGCCCCGACGGGTTGACCCTCGATCGAATCGACAACAACGGCAACTACGAGCCGGGCAACTGTCGTTGGGCGACGAAGAGTGAGCAGGCGCAGAACCGATGCGACCCTTGGACGACGAGGCGTGCGAGATATGGACCGTCGGGTCGGCGATCTGATGGCTAGCCGTTAACGACGCGCGCCAACCGGTCCTGGTGTTCGCCGAAATCGTTGACCCACGCATCCGGACCCGAGTGCACCCGCGTCGCCTCGCCCCGCGTCGGGTCGCCCCGCCAGTCGCCACCGCGCACCACGTATATTTCCGGCCGCCCCAGCGGAACCTTGTGGGGCGTCGCGAAACAGCGCTGCCCGGCCTCGAACGTGAACGCCGTCAGGCCGAGCTCGGTGCGCCTCTCCGTGAAGCGGCGCCCGGACAGTTTGCGGATGTAGTGCGCCTGGCGCTGGCCGAGGTCGGTGGCTTCATCCACACTGGTCTGCCAGCCGTGCCGGTGGGCTAAGCACCCAGCTTCGTCGCATGTGCCGTCCCGGTAGTGCGTCGACAGTGGTGAGGAGATCGCGTACGTCTTGTATGCCGAGGCTGGCAGCTGTGGCGCGATACGGAATGGCTGACGCATCAGAACAGAACCTGGGTGTCGTTTCGGATCGCCATCACCTGGAATGACAAGCTGGAGAACCCACCCGTGGTTACTGTGACGACGCGCAGGTACCGCTCGACGTTGATGGCGCCAGTCGCGATTCGCTGGTAGGTGGGTCCGGATGTGATCTGGGTGAACCCGCCGCCCGTTACGTCGGCGAAGGCGTCGCCGCTGCCATTGTCGGACGATTCCTGAATCTTGATGGTCGCGTCGGTGCCGGAGAAGGCGGTCACGT